AAGATTCAACATCGCAAAACTCCCAAGACAAACAGGAAAGTCTACTACTGTTGTCGCTTATCTTCTTTATTATGCAATTTTCTATGATAGTGTCAATATTGGTATTCTTGCAAACAAGGCATCTACCGCTAGGGAACTGCTAGGAAGATTGCAACTTGCTTACGAGAATCTACCAAAGTGGATGCAACATGGTGTGTTAGTCTGGAACAAAGGTAATGTGGAGTTAGAGAATGGCAGTAAGATATTGGCAGCTTCTACATCTGCAAGTGCTGTCCGAGGCATGTCGTTTAATATTCTCTTCCTCGATGAGTTCGCCTTCGTTCCAAACCATGTTGCGGAGCAATTCTTTGCCTCTGTTTATCCTACTATTACTTCTGGTAAATCAACGAAGGTAATTATTATCTCAACGCCTAACGGCATGAATCACTTCTACAAGATGTGGGAGGATGCTAGGCGTGGTAAAAATGATTACACTACTAATGAAGTTCACTGGTCTCAAGTACCTGGTAGAGATGCTAAGTGGAAAGAAGAGACAATTAAAAACACATCTCCAAGACAGTTCGCGCAAGAGTTTGAGTGTGACTTCCTTGGATCTGCTGACACTTTAATTAGTCCAGCAAAACTACAAACTATTCCTTTCGCAGACCCAATTAAATCAAATGCTGGACTTGACATCTATGAGAGAGTTGAAAAGAATCACGAATATATCATTACTGTTGATGTTGCCAGAGGAATCGGTGGCGACTACAGTGCTTTTATCGTGTTTGATATCACCACGATGCCGTATAAGATCGTTGCGAAGTACAGAAATAATGAGATTAAACCTGTACTGTTTCCCTCGGTAATTTTTCAAGTAGCAAAAGAATATAACAACCCATATATTTTAGTAGAAATAAATGATATTGGCGATAGCATCGCTGCTACTCTTAACTACGATCTAGAATATCCCAATGTGCTTATGTGTGCGATGCGTGGTCGTGCAGGACAAGTCGTGGGTCAAGGATTCTCTGGATCAAAAACCCAACTAGGTGTTAAAATGAGTGTAACGGTCAAGAAGATCGGTTGCTCTAATCTCAAAGCTATTATTGAAGAAGATAAATTAATATTCAATGACTTCCAGATCTTCCAAGAACTTACTACATTCGTACAGAAGAAGCAAGCATGGGAAGCAGATGAAGGATACCATGATGACCTTGTAATGTGTATGGTTCTCTTCGCATGGTTAGTCATGCAAGAATACTTTAAGGAGATGACAGACCAAGATATCAGAAGAAGAATCTATGACGAACAGCGTAATCAGATAGAACAAGATATGGCTCCGTTTGGATTTGTTGACGATGGTATGGGTGATGACACTTTTGTGGATGGAGACGGTGATCTATGGGCATATGGAGATAAGCAAGAAGAAGTGGGATATATGTGGAACTACTAATGGATATTGGAGATCAATTTTCTTTAGAGCATTTACTTTTTAAAGAAAGAGTATGTAAATCCTGTGGCAAAAAGAAAGATTTAATTTCTGAATTTTATCTCACACGAAAATTAAGAAAAGGAAATCCATCAGCATATGCATACGAATGCAAGGAGTGTACTGTCAAAAGGGTAATAAAATCTAGGAAAAAACAAGATCCGTTTCAAAATTGGGGTTATCCAGATTGGTAGTTCATGCATAGTTCACCACCTCTGAAACATCTAAAAATCTAAATAGATTTAGATTAATTTGGTATCTAAAGAGGTATAAACATGGCAAGTCAAGTCTCGCCTGGTATTGTTATTAAGGAACGCGATTTATCCAACGCAGTGATCGTTGGACAATCGCAAATTACCGCCGCGATTGCGTCCACTTTTGAAAAGGGACCAGTCAATGAAGTAACCAGCATTTCAAACGAAAGGGAATTTATTGATACTTTCGGAACACCATCTTCTAATGTATCGGCAGCAGAAGATTGGTTAGTTGCATCAGAATTCTTAGCATATGGAGGCAAACTAGCTGTTGTTCGCGTCGTAGGATCAGGTGCTGCTAACGCTAATACAGATGGTAACACATCTGTAATCGATAATCAAGTCGATTTTGAAGCAGGTGCAACTGGAAGTAATGCACTATTCGTTGCTCGTTCTGCTGGTGCTGCTGGTAACAATCTTCGCGTTGTTATAGTAGACCGTGGTGCAGATCAGCTTGTACAAGTTGCTGCTCATGGATTATCTGCTGGTGATGCATACAGCGATCCTGCTGGTAATGCTCACACAGTTGTACAAGATTTAGGAACAAACTTCTTCTCTGTTGTCAATACTACAGTAGCAGTTGCTGTTGGTGGTACTGGTGCTGCTGAAGTTTTAAGTGTAAGTCCATGGTATAACAACACTGCGATTGCTTCTACTGGTCTCACATTATCCGCCATCGGACCTCGCCCTGGAACTTCTGCATTTGCTGCAGAAGCACATCTTTCTAAGGACGAAGTTCATATTGCAGTTATTGATGAAAGCACAAATACTGTTGTCGAAAGATTTACATATCTTTCTAAACTATCTGATGCTAAGTCTCCTGAAGGAGCATCAATTTACTATAGAGATGTAATTAACGCACAGTCTAGGTTCATTTATTCTGGTGCTGCTCAGACTGCACAACTAAGTACTGCTGGTAATGCTTGGGGCAACACTGCTGCTTCTTATGCAGCAACTGCTGCTGCACCCGAAGTAATGAAACTCATCATCGATGATGCTGGTGAAGCTACTTTCGACGGTAATTTACTTGCTGATGGTGCTGACGGTAGTGCATATAGCACTTCCGAAATTCAATCAGGTTATAACCTCTTCCTGGATACCGAGCAAACTCAAATTGATTTTGTTCTAATGGGTGGTTCGATGTCTAGTGAAACTAACACTAAGACAAAAGCACAAGCAGCAATTGGTGTTGCAACTGCAAGAAAAGATTGCATTGCATTTATTTCTCCTGATAAGTCAACTCAAATTGGTAGTTCGGGTGCTCTGACATCATCTGCACAAAGAGACAAAACAATTGCATACTTCGATACGATGCCTTCGACATCTTTCGCTGTATACGATAGTGGTTTAAAGTATACATATGATCGTTTTAATGATCGTTATGTTTATCTTCCATGTAATGGAGATGTTGCTGGTCTATGTGTCAGAACATCTGCAACTGTAGATGACTGGGTTTCTCCCGCTGGTTTAAACCGTGGTGGAATTCGTAATGCAGTTAAACTTGCATATAATCCTAGTAAAGCAGATAGAGACGAACTATATCAGTCAAGAGTCAATCCTATTGTTTCTCTTCCTGGTGCTGGTACTGTTCTCTTTGGAGATAAGACTGGTCTTGCTTCACCCTCTGCATTTGATCGTATTAATGTCCGTCGTTTGTTCCTCAATATTGAGGCAAGAGTTAGAGGACTTGCTGAAGGAGTACTCTTCGAGCAGAACGATGTAGTAACCAGATCTGGTTTCTCGGGTGCTGTAAACTCGTATCTATCTGAAGTTCAAGCACGCAGAGGTTTGACAGATTTCCTCGTCGTTTGTGACGATTCCAATAATACTCCTAATGTTATTGATCGTAATGAGTTTGTTGCTGAGTTATATCTCAAGCCAATTCGCTCAATCAATTATGTCACAGTAACTCTTACTGCGACAAGAACAGGAGTCGCTTTCAGTGAAGTCATTGGTCGCTGATTTTTCGCTTAAATTCTAATAGATAAACAAAACAGAGGTTAAAACAAATGACTACCAATAATGTAAGTACCTTCTTACAAAAAATCCAGCAGGGCGTTAAGCCCAATATGTTCAAAGTGGTGATCCCAAGTGATCCCGCTGAAGGAGCAACAGCAGAAGATCTAACAATTCTTTGCAAGTCTTCATCTCTTCCTGGTTCTTCAATTGGCACAATCGAAGTTCCTTACAGAGGTAGGGTTGTAAAGATTGCTGGAGATCGTACATTCGATAACTGGAGTGCAACTTTCTTTGTTGATTCAGAGATGGGAACCCGTGCATTCTTTGAGCGTTGGATGGATAAGATTAATTCTCATCAGGACAACGATGCTCAATTAATTTCTCCACTAGAAAGTGACGGATATTCCAGGAGAGTACAAATTTCTCAAATGGAAAAAGATAATACTGACGGTGGTAAAGTCCTCAGAACTTATGATCTGTGGTATGCATTCCCAACTAGTATATCTACAATTGATGTTGCTTATGATAGCAATGATCAGATTGAAGAATTCACAGTTGAGTTCCAATATTCTTATTGGACCGTAGAAACTGATGATGTTAAATCTGGAGGCGGGTGATTTTTAGAGATACTAAATAGTTAAGATAATAATATTTTGTCTATTTGAAATGAGTCAACTATTTGGTTTCCAAATTAATCGCAAGGAGGGTCAGAAGGGTCAGTCCCCTGTCCCTCCTAATGCTGATGAGTCAATGTCCATAGCGGCAGGTGGTTATTATGGAACATATGTAGAAACGGATAATCAAGCTCGTAATGAGTTTGAAATGATTCGCCGTTATCGTGACATGGCACTACATCCCGAGGTTGATAGTGCAGTTGATGAAGTTGTTAACGAGTTTATTGTTAGCGATGCACATGATACTCCAGTCGAACTTAATCTAGATAATCTAGATGCTGGTAATGGAATTAAAAATAAAATTCGTAATGAATTTGAGTATCTTAAAAAATTACTTAATTTTGACAACCGCGCTCATGAGATCGTGCGTAGTTGGTATATTGACGGAAGGTTGTTTTATCATAAAGTAATCGATCTCGATAATCCAAAAAAAGGTATTACGGAACTTCGATATATTGATCCAATGAAGATCAAGAAGGTTCGTCAAAAAATTGACAATGCACCAAAAGATTCTATTGCAAAACAGGCAATTAAAGGAACTGCACTTGAACATGAATATGGAACTTTTGTAGATTACTATCTCTACAATCCAAAAGGTTTCTATAAAGGCGGTGTCCTAGGACCGATTGGAGACATGTCATTGGCGCAAGGCATCAAAATGGCGGCAGATTCCATCACATTTTGTCCTTCTGGTTTACAAGATTTAAATAAAAGAATGACTCTTGGTTTCCTGCATAAGGCAATCAAAGCACTCAATCAACTCAGAATGATTGAAGATTCATTAGTTATCTACAGATTATCGCGTGCTCCTGAGCGTAGAATTTTCTACATTGATGTAGGCAATCTACCTAAGGTTAAGGCAGAACAATACTTGCGTGATGTCATGTCTCGCTATCGTAATAAGCTAGTGTATGACGCACAAACTGGCGAGATGCGTGATGACAAAAAGCATATGAGTATGCTTGAAGATTTCTGGTTGCCTCGTAGAGAGGGTGGTCGTGGTACTGAAATCACTACGCTGCCTGGTGGTCAGAACCTTGGCGAACTTAAGGATGTTGAGTATTTTAAAAAGAAACTTTTTAACAGTCTTAATCTTCCTCCTTCCCGTCTCACAGACGACAATAAAGGATTTAATCTCGGTAAAACCACTGAAGTCCTCCGTGACGAACTTAAGTTCACGAAGTTCATTGGTCGTCTCCGCAAAAGATTTGGAGAGATGTTCCAAGACATGCTCAAGACTCAACTCATTCTTAAAGGAGTAATTACTCCCGAAGACTGGGAAGATATGAAGGAGCACATTCAATATGATTTCTTATTTGATAATCACTTCAATGAACTAAAAGAAATTGAAATGATGAATCAAAGAATGATGACTGTCACTCAGATGGATCCTTTTGTTGGAAAATATTTCTCAACAGAATATATCCGTAAGAGAATCTTGGGTCAAACTGATAAAGATATGAGTGAAATTGACAAGCAAATGAGAAAAGACATTTCAACTGGTCTTGCAATTGATCCAGTAGAAGTCAATGTTTTAGATAATATGCAACAACAGAATGCCGCGCTTGCTCCTGAAATTCAAGACATGCAAGCAGATTCATCTGCAGAAAGAGACGCAGTAGCTGCTGATGCAGCATTGGAAAGAGATCTCAAAAAAGAAAAGTCCGCACCTTCAAAATCTAGTAGTGATAAATAAAATATACTGAATTGTTATTATGTCTGAACCTAATGAAGTGAACAGCTACCAGGGCGAAGTTAATATCGTTAATCAAATTTCTGATAACGAACGCGCTGCTGCTATTGATGCTATTCAAGATCTTTTATTTTCCAAAGCATCTGATGCTATGGCAGATTATAAAAAGATAGTAGCAAATACATTCTTTGATGAACCTACCGAAACGGAAGTAACCGATGAAACTGATAACGGAAACGATTGAAAACGTTCAAATCCTTACTGAGGAAAGAGACGGAAAAAAACTCCTTTATATAGAAGGTGTTTTTCTTCAATCCGAACTGAAAAATCGTAACGGACGCATGTATCCTTTTAGTGTCCTCAACCAAGAAGTTGAGAGATACAACGAAGAGTATGTCAAATCGAAGCGTGCTTTAGGTGAACTCGGACATCCCGATGGTCCCACTATTAACCTAGATAGAGTTTCTCATAGGATCACAAGTTTACGCGCAGAAGGCAATAATTTTATTGGCAAAGCACAAATTCTTGACACACCAATGGGAAATATTGCTAAAAGTTTATTGGGTGAAGGTGTGCAATTAGGTGTTTCATCTCGTGGCATGGGAAGTATTGATCAACGCGAAAACTGTAATGTAGTTCGTGATGATTTTATGTTAACAACTGCTGCTGATATTGTAGCAGATCCTTCTGCACCAGATGCATTTGTCAATGGCATCATGGAAGGAAAAGAATGGGTATGGGACAACGGATTGCTTAAAGAGCGAGAAGTTGCTAAATACAAAAGTTATATTGAAAGCGCATCGCGCTATCAGTTAGAAGAGAGAACGCTTAAAGCTTTTGAGCATTTACTCGGAAAGCTTTGATTTATAAATAAACTTAGATTAATTATTTACGGAAAATTACGAGGTAATCTCAAATGTCAGATATGTTAAATGAAAAATTTGAGGAGTTCGTTACC